AAGCTCCGCACGAACCACCGCGCACTGATCCTCCAGAGCATGGAGCCCGGCGGGCTGGCGACCGTGACGCAGGCCACTAAAAATGGTGTGAGCATGGGGAAGACCATGGGCCTATCCATCCCCGACACGCTCACCGCCATGGGCCGCGCCATGGAGTGGATCGACCTCGGCTATGTCCCGCAGCAGTCCAAGAGCTTCGGCAGGTTTTGACACCCGCCGCCTGTCATGGCCCTATTGGACGAGTTCGGACGCACCATCAGTTATAAAGCGGCCCGTGCCGCGAACGACACGCGTCATCGTCCCTACGAGCCGGTTGAGAAAAAAGACATCTCGCAGCTCGTCCCGTCCGTGGACCGCGTCAAACTCCTGAGTCACGCCCGCCGGATCTATCTCAACTTCGGACCGATCAAGAACGCGATCAATCAACGGTCGATGTATTCCGTCGGCCGCGCATTCGTCCCGCAGTTCAAGGGCGGCGACTCCGAGTTCGGCAACGTGGCGACCGACTGGCTGACCGGAAATTTCTACGCCATCGGCGACACCCGCGGTGGCATGCACGACCTCAAGACCAACCTGTTCGGCTGGTCCTCCGCCATCGATACCGACGGCGAGATCTTCATCCTGCTGACGGAAACCAAGACCGGCTTTCCGCAATACCAGGGAATTCCAAGCCACCGCGTCGGCAACCCCAACGGACTCCAGGACGGCCCGCAGCGCGGCGGCACGTTGCAGGACGGCATCATCTACCACCCATCCGGCGAGGCGAAGGAATACGCGTTCCTGGACAAGTTGGGAAAACTTTCCGAGTGGCTCCCGGCGTCGAACGTCATCCATCTTTATGACCCCGAGTGGCAGTATCAAGGCCGGGGGCTAACGGCCCTCACCCACTGCATCAACGACTGCCGCGACATCATCCAGTCCACCGAGTGGGAGCGCCTCGCGATGATGCAGATGAGCTCCATCAGCCTCATCGAATACAACGAAAGCGGCGGACCTGACCCGGATGATCCATACAACGCGCTCGTCGGCAACGAGGCGGGCGACAAAGGCATGACCGTCGAGACGCTCGACGGCGGCACCGTCCGCTATTTCAAGAGCAACAGCGGCGGCAAGATCGAGACCCTCGTCAACAACCGCCCCGGCAATCCGTTCCTGGATTTCCACGACCGCTTGCTCAAGTCCGCTTATGCAGGCCTCAACTGGCCGTATGCTTTCTACAACGGCCACGGCGTCGGCGGCGGCACTGCCCAGCGCACCGAGATTGCCATGGCCCAACGCTCCATCGAGGACCGCCAAGACCTGCTTTTATACGCCGCAAAGCGCATCGTTTCCTATGCCGTCGCCAAGGCCCAGAAGCGCGGCGACCTCCCGCAATCCGCCGACTGGTGGCGGTGGGAGTTTTCCTATCCGCCCAAGCTCACCATCGATGACGGCCGCGTCATGAAGGAACTGGAATCGAGCTATAAGCTCGGCTTCAAGTCCGCGTCCGACATCACCGCCGCGATGGGCAAGGAATACAAGGACGTCATCCGCGAGAAAGCCGAGGAGGCGGCCACCCGCCAGCTCATCGCCAAGGAAATTGGCGATAAATACGGCATCGAGATCGAACCGCGAGAACTGCTGATGCTCACCCCTAACGAAATGGCGAAACCGGACGCACCGGATGCCCCTGAAAACCCACCCACCACCAAGACCGATGAAACTGATTGAGATCGAAAACCGCGCCGGAAAGCTCCGGCTGAACGATGGCGTCCACAAGGACTCCGCCGACAAACTGATCGAGGAACTCGATGCACTCTACGGCCCGGCCGCAGTCGGCATCATGTCCATCAACAATGTGGTCTGCGCTGCCGACGACGCGCTCGAAAGCGTCGAGGTGGAAATCAACAGCCCAGGCGGCAGCGTCTTTGAGGGTCAGCGGATTTACAACGCGCTCCGCGGTATCTCAGCACGTGGCGTCGAGGTGACGACCACCGTCAACGGGCTCGCCGCCAGCATGGGCAGCGTGATCCTGATGGCTGGCGACAAACGCCGGATGAATGCAGGCAGCCGGATCATGATTCACGAAGCCTCCACCATCGCCATGGGAGACGCCCGCGCCTTGAGGAAAACAGCCGACCTGCTGGAAGGTATTAGCTCGGAAATCGCTGGCATCTATGCCGACCGCACCGGCGGCGATCTGAAAGCAATCCGCAATCTCATGTTCGCGGAAACCTGGATGACCGCCGACGAGGCGAAGACCAACGGCTTCGTGGATGTCGTCATCAAGGACGGAAAAGCCAAGGCCGAATTTGACACCGAAGGAAAAGGCAATATGAGCATCCTCGCCAAACTCTTCCCCGGCAACGACCAAGTTGCACAACTCGAAGCCTCGCTTGCCGAAGTTGAAACCCTGAGCGCCACCCTCGAATCCGCCCAGGCGAAGATCGTGGAACTGACCGGCCTCTCGGAAGTCAACGCGCAGCTCCAGACTGATCTATCCGCCGCGCAAGCCAAGGTTTCAGAATTTGAGGCCAAGGTCGCTGAATACGACATCAAGATCACAGAGGCCACCGCCGCTGCCGAAGTCACCGCCGACAAGGTCTCCATCAAAGCCGCAGAGCTGCTCGCCGCCCAAGGCCACCCGGCCCCGGTCAACCTGACTGGCGACACCGGCAGCGCAGCAACCGACCACGTCGCGGAACTCGCCAAACTCAGCGGCAAGGAACGCACGGAATATTACAACCTTCACAAAGCGGAAATCCGCAAAGCTCTCACCAAATCCTAGTCTCCTAACATAACACCACCATGGCCACCGTCTCATTTAACGACACCATCTTCGCGCAGGAAGCCCTCAAGGCTTTCACCGCAAAGCTCGCCCCGCTCCGCGCATTCTCCCGCAGTCTTGACGATTCCGCCAAGAGTGTTGGTGACGCTATCATCGTCCCGTTTATCTCGGCAGCGACTGCTACCACGTTCAACTCCTCCACCGCCAACTATCAAACCGGCGGCGGCGCGGTGACTCACAACACGGTCTCGCTCAACCAGCACAAGATTGTCACCTTCGACATCACCGACCTCCAAGCCGCCAGCAGCTCCGGTTCTCGCTTCGACGAGCTCGCCGCACAAGCTGGCCGTGCTCTCGGGGACATGGTGTTGCAAAACATCTGGAAGTTGATCACCACCACCAACTTCGGTTCCGCCACGATCACCACGCTGGAAGCGAACTACACGCTTTCCTCGTTGATCGACATGCGTGCCGTTCTTTCTGGCCGCAACGTGGACGTGGACCCCGGCGTCTGCAACTTCATCCACAACGTCAACATCGCCGCCGCGTTACTCAAGACTTCAAACATCTTGAACGCCTATCAAATCGGCGACAACCAAGCTGCTCGCCAAGGCTCAATCGGTCGTCTGGTTGGTTCCGACACTTACGAAACGAACATCCTGCCAACAGCAGCGACTTCGCTCGTTTGCTTCATGACCCACCCGGACGCCATCAACGTGGCCATGCGCTATCTTGAGCCGCTCGCCGCTGCCGAGTATCTCGCTGTCGAGCGCGTTGCTGACGCATCCGGCATCGTCATGGGTTATCGCCGCTCGTTCAATACTGCGACCGGCACGATGTATGGCGCCTTCGAGTGCCTCTTCGGAACCGCGACCGGCCTGACTCTCGGACTGGTCCACGGCACCAAGCCATAATCTCTCTGGTTGTTTGGTTGTAAGCCGCCGTCCTGGAAATCTCCGGGGCGGCGGTTTTTCCTTGTATATCTGGCGCAAACGCAAAACACTTACATCAAGATATGAAACAAAAACTGAGCTTGTGCGTGATTTCTGGCAATGTGGAAAACCAGATCGAGCGATTTCTAAAGGCATTCATGCCGGTGGCGGATGAAGTGATCGTGGTCCGCGCTACCGGGTGGCAAGTCGAATCAGATAAGACGCTGTCCATCGCCAAGAAAAGGGGATGCCGCGCTGGCGAGTATTGGAACAATCCAGAAAACAAATGGCCGCACGTTGACGACTTCGCAGCCGCCAGGAACATGGCCTGCGACATGGCGACCGGCGACTGGCTCATGTGGGCCGACACCGACGACATCATCACCCCGGATTCCGTCGTGCAGATCCGCCGATTGCTAGAAGACATCGCGGACAAGGACGTGCAAGGCGTGCTCATGCGCTACGTCGTGCCCGAGGACGGAGTCATCAACTGGCGCGAGCGCATCTGGCGGAGAGGCTCGGCACGCTGGCAAAACCCAATCCACGAATGCCTCCATTTCAATGAAGACGCGAAATCCATGCGGTTCGAGGGCGCGGAAATCATCCACGCCAGCGAGAAGCGCAGCGCGGCCCGCGACGAGCGCAACCTCCGCATCCTCGAAAGCATCCCCGAGGAGACACGAACCGTCTCGCAGAAATTCCATGTTTTCCAATCGCTCATCGCGCTGGATAGAAATGCGGAAG